AACGAAATCATCAAGCCCGGCTCGCTGCCGACCTACGAGATCACGCACGTACTGAACTCCAGTCAATTCCCTCAAGGACTCCAGGACGGCTATTGCGTTCTCAGCATCGCGCCAAAGAAATAGAAACGAAAGGACAGCCAAATGATTGGTGATCAGGAGCGGCAAAGGCTCGCCGAGCTCAAAGCGCAATACATGAACCTCGACGAGTACACGCGTGAGCATGTCAAAAACATCTACGACCAGATAGCCGGCACAGACAAGACAATCAGCAAACTCGAAAAACAACTCCACGACATCACTGAAGCAGTAAGGAAACTCAAATGACACAGCCGAATCAAAAGATCGCTCGCAGCTTCGAGGACATGAAAGGCGGGCTCGACCTCCTCATCGGAGGACTCCACGACCTCAAAACCACCATCGAACAACTCGAAACAGAAACACTCAACTGGGCCGACAGCAAAGTGGACCACGTGTGGCCACAAGTCGACAACACGCCAGAAGAAGAGGAGCGCCCGGCAGCAGAGACTGAGCCTGAGGTCAGCATGGAAGACGCACGCAAGGCCCTCGCACAACTCGCAGCCAACGGCACCGAAGGCAAAAAACGTTTACGAAAAATCCTCAGCACCATCGGGGCAAAAAGATTCTCCGACGTCACACCAGACCAATACTCGCAAATAGTAGAAATGGCCGGCCATGCCGCCTAAACAACACGCCACGCTCAGCGCATCCAGCGCACACAGGTGGCTCCACTGCACACCCAGCGCACAACTCGAAGCAGGCAAACCAGACCGAGACACCGAAGCGTCCAGGGAAGGCACGGCCGCGCACGCGCTCGCAGAACACAAACTCCGCAAACACCTCGGCAAAACAACACGCAAGCCAAAGTCGAAATACCAGTGCGACGAAATGGACAGTTACACGGACGAGTACGTGCAATTCGTCCTGGACCAGATCAGTGAGATGGGTAAGCCGTCCGTGTTCATCGAGCAAATACTCGACTTCTCAGAGTACGTGCCTCGGGGATTCGGGACAGGTGACTGCATCCTCATCAGTGATGGCATGCTGCACATCATCGACCTGAAATACGGGCAGGGTGTTCTCGTCGACGCGCACGACAATCCGCAACTGCGACTCTACGCGATGGGGGCTGTCCTCGCGTTCAACCTCGTCTACGACATCAATACGGTGCGCATGACGATCTTCCAGCCCAGGCGCGGCAATACCAGTAGCCAGACCATCACTGTCAGCGAGCTGACCGACTGGTGCGAACAAGTCGTGAAACCGGCCGCCATCCTCGCCTCTAAGGGTGAGGGCGAGTTCCGGGTGGGCGATTGGTGCCAGTTCTGCAAGCTCGCACCCACCTGCCGTGCGAGAGCAGACCACAACCTCCAGATCGCACAAGACGAATTCATGGCACCAGCGGAACTCGACGACACCGAACTCGCACAAATCCTCCAACAACTGCCCGGCCTCATGAAGTGGGCTCGTGATGTAGAAAAATACGCGCTCACAGAAGCCACAGAGCACGGCAAAAAGTGGGACGGGATGAAGCTCGTCGAAGGCCGGTCCGTCAGGAAATTCGCTGACGAAAACCGTGTCATCAAAGCAGCTCAGGAGGCCGGATACACAGACATTTTCGAAAGGAGACTACTCACACTCACAGCAATGGAAAAACTCATGGGCAAAAAAGACTTCACCAAGATTCTCGGTGATCTCATCATTCGCCCAGAAGGAAAACCCAGTCTCGTACCCGAATCAGACAAGCGGCCAGAACTCGTGGCCGCAACGGCAGAAGAAGAATTCAAGAACATAGGAGAAAACTCGTGAAACGCACACTGATCCGCAACGCTCGCCTCTCATACGCCAACGTGTGGAAGCCCAGGGCCATCAACGATAACGCTGAACCCTCCTACTCGTGCAGCCTCCTTGTCGACAAGAACGACAAGGAGTCCCTGGCCGCCATCAAGGCCGGTATCAAGGAGGCCGAACGTAAGGGTAAGGAGCAGTACGGGGCGAAGTGGAAAGCCTTGCGCACCCCGCTACGTGACGGCGACACCGAAGACAAAGGTGAAGCCTACAAAGGCCACTTTTTCATGAATGCCAAGTCAAGAACGAAGCCTGGAATCCTCAAAGTAGTCCGCGTTAATGGCAAGACGAAGCAGGAGCCGGTTCTTAACGAGGACGAGGTGTATTCGGGCTGCTACGCGCACGTCACCGTCGAATTCTACCCATACAGCGCGTCAGGGAACACTGGTGTCGCGTGCGCTCTCGGAAACATCCTGAAGATGCGTGATGGCGAGCCACTCGACGGTCGTATCAGAGCTGAAGACGAGTTCAGCGAAATCGAGATCGACGAGGACGATCTGGACGACGACTCGGATGATCTCGACGATCTGGACGACCTGCTCAACTAACAGACAGACATAGCGAAGGAGGAGTGGCCATGAAAGACCTGTCAATCGACATTGAAACATTCAGCGAAACCAATATCGGAAAAAGCGGACTCTACAAGTACGCTGCCGACGCGTCTTTCATGGTCCTCCTCTTCGCCTACAAAGAAGACGACCAACCCACGCGGATCGTTGATCTTGCGATGGGTGAGACAGTCCCCCAGCGAGTGGTGGACGCGCTCGCAGACCCGGCAGTGCGCAAACACGCATTCAACGCACAATTCGAACGAATCTGCCTCTCCCACTGGCTCGGACTACCAGAACCACTCGACCCGGAGGGCTGGTACTGCACCATGGTGCACGCCGGGTACGCGGGGCTGCCCATGAGCCTCGACGCGTGCGGAAAAGCCCTCGGCCTCGAACAACAAAAAATGCGAGAAGGCCGAAATCTCATCAAACAATTCTGCACGCCAAACCCAAAAAACCTCCTCACCGAAGGAGGCCGAAACCTCCCAGAGTCCGATCCGGAAGCGTGGAGGACATTCAAGAAATACTGCGTGAGAGACGTCGACGTCGAACACGAGATCAGCATGAAACTATCAGACCACGTGCCACCAGCATCCGAGTGGGAATTGTACTGGCTGGATCAGAGGATTAATGACTGTGGAGTGCGAATCGACACTCAGTTCGCCACGAATGCCAGGGATATAGGTGAGCAGTACAAGCAGGAATGCGAAATCGAAGCCCGAGAACTGACAGGGCTCGACAACCCAAACAGCGTCACACAACTGTCCGACTGGCTCGAAGCCAACAACTGCCCAGTCGAATCACTCTCCAAACAAAACGTCGCCCAAGCAGTCAAAACCACGAGCAGCCCGCGAGCGCGGCGGGTGCTTGAGCTTAGGCAGGAAATGTCCAGGTCAAGCACACGCAAGTACGACACGATGCTGAACTGCGAAACACGAGGCCGGGCGCACGGGCTCATACAGTTCTACGGTGCCAACCGGACAGGCAGGTGGGCAGGACGCCTCATCCAAGTCCAAAACCTCCCTAGAAACTACATGAGCGACCTTGACGAAGCGCGCACGCTCGTCAAGCAGGGCGACATGAAGACGTTAAAGCTGCTCTACCCCGTGCCAGACACCCTGTCCCAGTTAATCCGCACAGCGTTCATCCCGTCCGAAGGCAATGTTCTGGCCGTGTGTGATTTCAGTGCGATTGAAGCGCGCGTCCTCGCATGGCTCGCAGGCGAAACCAGCACGCTCCAAGCATTCAGAGACGGGAAAGACCTCTACTGCGAAACAGCATCAAGGATGTTCGGCGTGCCAGTCGTCAAACACGGCATCAACGCTGAACTCAGGCAGAAAGGCAAAATTGCTACCCTCGCCTGCGGGTACGGTGGATCGGTCGGAGCGCTTAAAGCAATGGGAGCGCTCAACATGGGGCTCCAGGAAGACGAACTCCAACCCGTCGTCGACGCGTGGAGAAACGCCAACCCGCACATCGTCAGCATGTGGTGGGACATCGACAAGGCCGCGAAAGAAGCCATCCAACACCGGCGAACAAGCCGCTTGTACCACGTGAAGATCGGGTACGCGAAAAACATGCTCATCATCCGCCTACCATCAGGCCGCGCCCTCTTCTACCCCGGTGCGCGCATCGAAAAAAACAGGTGGGGCAACACCGGGATCACGCACCTCGGAGTGAACACAGTCAAAAAATGGTCGCACATACAAACCTACGGACCCAAGCTCGTAGAAAACATCGTGCAGGCTGTTGCACGCGACCTCCTGGCAACCGCGCTCACCAACCTCGACAACGCGGGGTACCAGACGGTCATGCACATTCACGACGAAGCCGTCATCGACACCACACCAGATCGGGCTGACATTGACAAGATCAGCCGGATCATGTGCCACCTGCCAGCGTGGGCCAAGGGGCTCCCGCTCACAGCAGACGGCTACACCTGCTCCTACTACCAGAAAGACTAAAAGTGAAGATCAGCGTCGCAGAATCCAGAACCAGCAGCAGGTGGACCAACGGAACAACCACGTGGAGCAAGCTCACAGGCAAACTCTCAACCACCACGCGCACCAGCGAAACCGAAGCCGAATACCGGCAGATGAGCAAGCCCGAACAGGGCCGCGTCAAAGACGTGGGAGGATTCGTCGCCGGGCACCTCGCACACGGGAAACGCAAAAACGGTAACGTCCTCTCACGCAGCATGCTCACACTCGACGTGGACCAGCCAGACACCGACTTCTGGACCATGTTCACCATCATGTACGACTGCCAGGCATGCATGTACTCCACGCACTCGCACACGCCAAACCACCCACGGCTCCGTCTCATCATCCCGCTATCGAGAGACGTCAGCGAAGAAGAATACCCAGCAGTCGGCAGGAAAATAGCCGAAACACTCGGCATCGAACAATTCGACCCGACCACGTATCAGGCCGCGCGCCTCATGTACTGGCCCAGCACACCCAAAGACGGCCAGTACGTGTACGAGCAACAAAACGGTAAGCCACTCGACCCCGACACGGTGCTCGCACAGTACGACGACTGGAAAGACATCACCACGTGGCCGCGCGCCCAGGGCGAGGACACTCCACGACGCTCAAAGAGCCGGATGGAAGACCCAACCAGTAAGCCCGGGATCGTTGGGGCGTTCTGCCGTGCGCACACGATCAGCAGCGCCATCAACACATACCTCACAGGCGTGTACGAGCCCACAGGCATGGATGACAGGTACACGTACACGGCCGGGGAATCAACCGGAGGGCTCGTCACCTATGACGACACGTACGCGTACTCCCACCACGCCACAGACCCAGTATGCGGAAAAGAGGTCAACGCGTTCGACCTCGTACGCATCCACCTGTACGGAAAACTCGACAATGACGCTAAACCAGACACGCCAGTCAACCGTCTCCCCTCCTACACGGAAATGAACACTCTCGCTGTGAAAGACGATCTTGTGAAAAAACAGCTCAATGAGGATCGATTGAAAGAAGCTGGGGAAGAATTCAGCAACATCACAGACTGGACAGAAAAACTCGAACTCTCACCCAAAACAGGTAGGCCACTCGACACGCTCGAAAACTACGTCACGATCCTCGAAAACGACGAGAAGCTGCACGGTATCGCGCTCAATGAAATGACTAATGTGATCACGCCATTAGAGCGCCTGCCGTGGAAGCAGATCATGCCAACATGGAGCGACAATGACGAATCGCAGCTACGAGCATACGTGCAAAAGCTCTACGGCCTGTACTCTCCGAACAAGCTGCACGACGCGCTCGTCAAAGTCGCAACCGACCATGCGTACCACCCAGTCCGCCAGTACATCGCCAACCTACCCGCGTGGGACAACGTGTGCAGGTTGGATACGCTCCTCGTCGACTACCTGGGCGCGGAAGACAATGTTTACACGCGGATGGTCACGCGCAAAACATTCACAGCAGCCATAGCGCGCGTCCTCCAGCCAGGGATCAAATTCGATAATGTCCTTATCCTCAACGGGCCGCAAGGCATCGGCAAAAGCCTCCTCTTCTCCATCATGGGTGGCGAATGGTTCTCCGACAGTCTCACTATTAGCGACATGCGAGACAAGACGGCTGCTGAGAAAACTGGTGACGCGTGGATCCTCGAACTAGGCGAGCTCGCTGGCATGCGGAAGATGGACGCTGAGACGATTAAAAGCTTTCTCACGCGCACGCACGACAAATACAGGCCAGCCTACGGCAGGAACGTGGAAACCCACCCACGCCAGTGCGTCATCGTCGGCACCACAAACAACGAGGACGGGTTCCTGCGTGATGTGACTGGGAACAGGCGTTTCTGGCCTGTCATTGTCACGGGTGACACGATCGCCCACCCGTGGGACATCACGCCAGAACTGCGAGACATGCTGTGGGCTGAGGCAGCCTACAGGTTCTCAGTAGACAACGAGGAACTATTCCTCACGGGTGAGGCAGAAAAGATGGCTGAGAAAGCGCAAGCATCCTCAATGGAAACAGATGACCGAGAAGGAATGGTACGTAATTACCTCGACAGGCTATTACCTGATCGGTGGGATGAAATGGCCCTTTGGGAACGACAAAAATATCTCAATAACGAACTTCCCGAATTTGGTGAGGGCGCTCACCGTAGGCAGTTGGTCAGCAATATCGAAATCTGGTCAGAATGCCTCAGTCGTAATCCGAGTGATTTCAATATCGGCGAAGCGTACCGTATCGCGTCGATCATGAGCAGGATCGACGGATGGGAAAAAGGCGAGGCGTCGGACCGTCCGAGATTGCCCTTGTATGGCCGTCAGCGCGTCTACAAGAGGAGCGAAAAATGACGTGGACAAGCCTGGTTTAGCCAAAAAGTTGTCCCAGGACAAGAAAAAGCTGTCCCACGCTTGTCCCGGAGGTTGTCCCACCGAGTTTTTCGCACCATTCCGCAGAAAAGTAGTGTTTTGGGACAAGTGGGACAACTCTTCATTATGACTTTTGAAAATAGGGGCATTAGGGGGTTATATACATGCCTAAATACCTAAATATAGGGGTATATAGAAAAAATAAGCTGTCCTGTCCCACCGAACGCGATGTTGAACAAGCTCTGACACGGGCTGTCGCCAGGCACGATGGGATCGCGTGGAAGTTCGTCAGCCCTGGGACGGCGGGTGTGCCGGATCGGATCGTGCTCCTACCCGGAGGGAAAACAGGATTCGTTGAATTAAAGGCTCCGGGTAAAAACCCACGGCCACTGCAGGAACACCGAATGAGCCAAATCAGGGATCTAGGAATACCCGTATTTGTCATCGACAGTATGGATCAGATTGAGGGTGTTATTCGTGAAATACAGTCCTCATGATTATCAGCGGCAGGCCACACAATTCATTGAGCAGAACGACGAGTCCGCGCTATTTCTCGAAATGGGCCTGGGTAAAACCGTAATTACCCTGACGGCTATCAGAAATCTTTTTGACGATTTCGCGGTGGATCGAGTGCTGATTGTCGCTCCGCTGCGGGTTGCCAGGGACACGTGGCCGACAGAGCTGCGCAAGTGGGACCACCTGGCAGGTCTCGCCTACTCCGTCGTGGTCGGGTCTAAGGCTGAACGTGAGGCTGCGCTCGCGGCTGACGCAGACATTTACATCATCAACCGTGAAAACCTTCCATGGCTCGTTCAAAACATGCGCGGCTGGCCGTTCGACATGGTTGTCCTCGACGAGCTCTCCAGCTTCAAGAACCATAAGGCGAAGCGGTTTCGCGCGTTGAAAGCGCGTCGTAAGAATATTCGCAGGATCGTTGGGCTGACTGGAACGCCAGCGCCTAACGGGCTGCTTGACCTGTGGGCACAATACCGGCTACTGGATCAGGGCGAAAGGCTCGGACGGTTCATCACACACTACCGTGATCAGTACTTTATTCCAGACCAACGCAACCAGCATCAGATCTTCTCGTGGAAACCACGCGAAGGAGCAGAGGATGAGATTTACGGGCTGATCGGCGACATGACGATGAGCATGAAAACAGTCGACCACCTGCAGCTTCCACCAGTGACCAGTACGAGAGTGATGGTCAGCATGTCCGCTGCAGAACGTGGAGTGTATGAGCAGTTGAAGCGTGACATGGTCATGCGTCTCGATGGTGAGGTGATTGACGCGTCGAATGCTGCCACGTTGTCGGGTAAGCTCTTGCAGCTCGCATCAGGCGCGATCTACACGCCTGATCACGATGTCGTGCGTGTGCATGATAGGAAGCTCGACGCCCTGGAAGACCTTATTGAGCAGGCGAACGGGCAGCCTGTCCTTGTCGCCTACTGGTACAAGCATGACGCTGAGCGAATCATGGAGCGGATTCCTAGCGCGGTCGACCTGAAAACTAGCAGCGACATGAAAGCGTGGAACGAGGGCAGGATACCTGTCGCGCTGATTCACCCAGCATCAGCGGGGCACGGCCTGAACCTCCAGGCTGGTGGGCACTTGCTCGTCTGGTTCTCGCTGACATGGAGCCTGGAGTTGTATGAGCAGACGAACGCTCGTTTGCACCGGCAGGGACAGCAGATGCCGGTGAGCATCATGCACATCGTGACAGCGGGGACTGTCGACGAGGCCGTTCTGCGAGCGCTCGACGGTAAGCATGTGACGCAGGACGGGCTGATCGAAGCTGTGAAGGCAGAACTAACCGGTGGTGACTGAAAATCGTGTTTCAACCTGAAAGAATTGACTGGGAGGGTGCTGTGAGTAAGACGATGACGCGGCAAGCAACAAGAGCCATAAGTGAGTTGTCTGAGATAGCTCAGTGGTTGCCGCTGCTTACTACGCGGTCCACCATCGTGTACGGAGTCAGGGCAGCCCGCGTCATGCCTGCCAGGTGCGCCAGGCATGACGGCCTGCCCTTCGGGCTTGATCATCGTATCGATCAGACTGATGATGGGTGGCCGGGTATTAGGACGCATGTGGGTGCGTTGGAAATCCTTGCCTCGTATGCTCGTGCGATTGCCAGTGAGCGCGGCACGCACACCACCACCAGCCCGATAGCCGACCTGCAGCGTGACATCCCATGGGCAGCAGAACACTATGAGGATGTGGATGCTGTCTTGGATGAGATTCACAGGATTCACTACCACATCGCCCGCCTCACCGGCCACGCGCCCACATTGGTCGGCACGTGTGAGTGTGGTGGCAGGATCTACCGGTACCCCACCAGGCGCGGCCTGACGGATCAGTCGTGGTGTAACACCTGCGACAGGCTGTATTTGACGCAAGGGGAAGCAGTCAGGACGCGGCTCCAGCACGTCACCAGCCTGGACGTGTATGTGACGCGGCAGGATCTCAAGACTATCTGGCCCACCCTCACAGACAACCAGATCGACCTGTGGGTGCACAGGGGCATCGTGGAGCCGAGGGATGGCAGGCCGAAAGTGTATCCGCTAGCTGTTGTCAACACGCGCATGAACACTACCCGTGATCATGATTGTTTGATAAAGTGAAAGATGTTTTGAGGGAGTAGTGTGCCCGATGGTGAAGCACGTTGATAGTCGCAGGCTCCAGAAGATCAGGCTTGAGTACAAGACATTGAGGCCGCAGCCGTGCATGAGATGCGGTCAGCCTATTGACTATGACGCTCCTCCGAATGATCCGAACAGCTTCAACCTTGGACACATCAAGGCTTACGCTGATTTCCCTGAGCTGCGTGAGGATCCCGCGAACCTGAGGCAGGAGCACGCGAGATGCAACAAGAGCGCTGGTAAGAGTTCGTCTCCTGTTGGTATCGGGAAGCCGACTCGCGTGTGGTGAATACTCATACACACCACTAATGAATAATATTCACTGCCATGTATGCGTTGTAAAAAATGCTCCCCGGCCTGTTTTGAGGCGCCTCTGATTTTTCGTTGGAATGACGCTAATCCCCCTTGGGGAAGGGGAGTTTTCGTTGCAATTTCAACGATCATGGCGGATTCCTCGCCGGCAGCTCGGAGTCCCTCCCCCGAGGTTTAGGGGGGTCGCGTGAGAGTGTGTATAGGCCGCTTATATTATGCTCGCGGTTTATGTGTGGTATGCATGCGTGTGAATGCGTGTTTTTGGCTTGTTTTCAACGTTTAGTGGCCGTGTAGAGTGGTATAATTTATGTGTACCAGAAATGAATGTGGCTCGGCGATGATTGCAGCATCCCGAGCCGTGGCTAGAAGAAAAGGAGTCTTCTAACATGGGTAATTCTACTAGTGCGCGTCCTGTTGCGCATATTCGTCCTAATCGTCGGGTTCGCGCACGGTTGTCGAAAGTGGCGAATGCGCGGGATACGATCAATGGTTTCGGCCACGACATGGATGTCGTTGGTTTGACGTTTGGGCAGTTCTCGCTGATCGACTTGGTTCAGGCTGTGCTGGAGTACACGGGTCCTGCTGATGTTGTGGTGTGTACGTGGAGCGCTGGGTTTTATGACGTGGAGGCCGCGGAGCGTTTCCGTGATAATGGCGCGTTGAGGTCGATCCGGTTCGTGATGGACTCGTCGGTGAAGCGTGGCCAGGCCACTGTTGGCGAGGTTGGGGACATTTTTGGTGAAGAGAATGTTCGCGCTACAAGGACGCACGCGAAGTTCGCGCTCATCACGAACAGTGAGTGGCACTGCCTGATCACAACGTCGATGAATTTGAACCTGAACACGAGGTGCGAGCAGTTTGAGTTGACGGACGATGCGTCGCGCGCGGGGATGTTCATGGAGTTTGTTGATGAGGTTTTCGGTGAGCTGGTCGAGGGTGACACGGGTGATCGTAGGCTCCCGGTTTTGAGTGGTATGCAGGCTGTGCAGCCGGATCTTGGTATTGAGATCGGCGCGGTGAAGCAGGTCGGCAAGATCAGGAGGACCGGTGGTCGGCGTGACTGAAATGCGTAGCGTCCAGGGCGCTAGGAAAGAGCCTCCCGTTCCTCGCTGCCCTGCTGGTATGGATCCTGATGCTAAGAAGATTTGGCGAGAGGTCCTGCGCAGGTATGGGGCTGGGTGTGAGAAGATTGCGGGCCCTGCGTTGGAAGCGTTTTGTGGGCAGATGGCGATGATGCGCAAACTGCAAAAGCAGGTCGATGATGAGGGTTTGATTGTGTTGGATTCGCGTGGCGCTGCGATGCGGCATCCAGCTTTCGACATGCTGATCGATTTGCGTAAGCAGATCCAGGCTGTGTCCTCGGATTTTGATCCTCCGAAGCGTAGAGGCCGGTGAGCTGTTGTGGAGATTAATGCTCAGGGTGATGTGGAGTATGTGTCGGTGCGTGCTGCGACGATCCGAGCGATTGACCAGGCGATCAGTGATGGGACGCTGGATGAGGACAAGCAGGGTGGTTTGATTCGCGTGCTGCTCATGTTGTGCGATGTGTTGGATGATCCTGATTTTCCGATCGTGTCCGGCCGCTACGACAACGTGTCTCCGTCGACTTATTTGAAGTATTCGCAGGATTTGGGTTTGACGCCGAATATTGAGGTGAAGTCGGGTGGTGAGTCTCGTGGCAAGCTCGCGCAGCTGCGGTCCATCACAGGGCGCGCCTCGTAGGAAGCGGTACGGGTGCGAGGTTCCGCGTATTTTCACGCCTCCGATCCGTGAGCTGACGCGTGAGACAACGCTGGGTTTCGCGTGCGTCGAGTTCGCTAGGGACGTGTGCGGCATCGATTTGTATCCGTGGCAGAAATGGCTCCTCGTCCACATGCTGGAGCTGGACGCCGGGCTGACTGTTGACACGATCAAGGACAGGGGCCGGTTGGATCCGATTTTCCGGTTCCGTAAGGTTGTTGTCCTTGTTGGCAGGCAGAATGGTAAGAGCACGCTGAGTCAGGTGCTCGCCTTGTTTTTCATGTACGTGCTCGGTGTGGATCTCGTGCTGGGTACTGCTCAGGATTTGGATACTGCTGAGGAAGTGTGGGAGGGTGCGCTCGATATTATCGAGGAGACTCCCGAGCTGAAGCAGTTGGCCGCGCACACGCTCAAAGTGAATGGCAAGAAGACGATCCGGTTGAAGACTGGTGAGCGGTACAAGGTGAAGGCTGCGAATCGTCGTGCTGGTCGTGGCTTGTCTGGTGACCTGATCTTGTTGGATGAGTTGCGTGAGCATCAGTCGTGGGACGCGTGGGCGGCCGTGACGAAAACAACTCAGGCTCGGCCTGCCGCTTTGATCCTTGCACTGTCGAACGCGGGTGATGCGACGAGCCTGGTGTTGCGTCATTTGCGTCAGCAGGCTCATGAGATGCTGGGTGATCCTGATGGGATTTGTAGTCATGAGGCTCCGAGCGTCAAGCCGGATACAGTGGTGGATCCGGATGGTGATGAGTGGGATCTTGAAGACGATGATGAGCCTGAGAGCTTGGGGTTGTTTGAGTGGAGTGCGCGTCCGGGGTGTTCGCGTTTCGATCGTGACGAGTGGGCTCAGGCTAATCCGTCGATGAATTACGGGATCGCTGAGCGCACGATTGCTGGTGATGCGAAGAGTGATCCGGAGTGGGTGTTTCGTACTGAGGTTTTGTGCCAGTGGAATCAGGGCATGAACGTGGGGCCTTTCCCTGAGGGCACGTGGGAGGCCGGGACCGATAAGGATTCTCGTATTGGTGAGGATTCGCGGGTTGTTTTCTGCGTGGACGTGTCGGCTGATCGTCAGATGGCTTATGTGGGTGTTGCCGGGTGGCGTGATGACGGTAGGCCGCATGTGGAGGTTGTTGCTGCTCGTAGCGGGTCTGAGTGGGTGCCGGGCTGGTTTGAGAGGCGCGTCGAAAAGTATGAGGGTATGAGCGTGTGCGTGCAGGCGCGTGGCGCTCCTGCTACCCCGCTGATTGACGAGCTGGAGAAGATTGAGGGTTTGAGTGTTGTGCCGTGGGGTGGTGTCGAGCTGGGTAATGGTACGGCTCGTTTTTATGACGCGGTGAAAGCGTGGAAGGGTGAGGCGAGCGAGATTCAGTCTCACAGGCTTTTTCACGTGCCGCAGCCGGTTTTGGATATTGCGGCGTCTGCTGCGATGCCCCGGTTCCTGTCCGACGGTGGGATGGCGTGGGATAGGCGTCGTTCCCCGGTGGATATTGCCCCGCTGGTGGCTGTGACTGGCGCGTTGTGGCTTCTCTTGCAGCCGGTGGAGGAGAAGACGGTGAGTGCGTATGAGGATTCTGAACTTGTTTTCGTGTGATTGGTGGTGACGTGGCATGGGTTTTTGGGGCAGGATTTTTGGGCGTTCCGCCCTTGAAGTAGCTGAAACCACCAGTGCCGGAGGCGTGCAATCCCAGTACGGGTTTACCGTGGTTGATCCGGGTATTCCGGTTGGCGAGTATTCTCGGCACGATATTGATGTTTTGTGGAGGTCGCAGCCGAACCTTCGCAAGGTTGTGGGGTTTATTGCGCGGAATGTTGCGAGTATTCCCCTGCACGTGTATCAGCGTGAGGCTGACGGGTCGCGTATTCGGGTTCGTGACCACGCACTGGCTCGGATGGTGTCCAGGCCGTCGGCTGTTTTGGGTGCGTCACGATTTTGGAATGGTGTCATCTCTGACATGCTGCTTTATGACCAGTGGTGCGTAGCGCAGGTGGTCGACAAGTCTGGTGTGGACAGGCTGGTGCATTTGCCGTCGTGGAGGCTGCGTGTCACGCTGGACGGGCTGAATCAGCTGGAGCGGGTGGAGTATTGGACTGGTGAGGCTGGTAGGGAGTGGAAAACACTCCCTGCTGATCGGATTGTCGTGTACTACGGGTATGCGCCTAATAGTGCTGGTAGTCCGATGGCGCTGACGCTGCTGGATATTTTGAATGAATCCTCTGAGGCCGTGAAGTACCGGAGGCAGGTGTGGTCGCAGTCCGCGCGTACACCGATGTGGATTGAGCGTCCTGCTGACGCGCCTTCGTGGTCTGTGGATGCGAAACGGAAGTTCGCTGAGGCTTTCAGGAACTCGTACACGGGTGACGGTCCGCACGCTGGAGGGTCCCCGTTGCTGGAAGACGGGATGAAGCTGCACTCGCTGACGTCGTTTAGTCCTCAGGATTCGCGTGATTTGGAGGGCAGGAAGTTGACGGCCGCTGAGGTGGCTTCCGCTTTCCACGTGGCTCCAGAGTTGGTTGGTGCGCGTGAGGGAACGTTCGCGAACGTGGACGCTTTTCGTCAGATGCTGTACCGGGATTCGCTGGGTCCATACATTACAGACTGGGTGGACACGCTGAACGCTCAGCTGACACCGAGAGTGGACGAGACTGGTGGCTTGTATGTTGAGGCTCATTTGGAGGCGAAGCTGGCTGGGTCGTTCTTGGAGCAGGCTGAAGTGTTGTCCAGGTCGACTGGTGCTCCGTGGATGACGCGTAATGAGGCCAGGCAGCGGATGAACATGCCGAACTTGCCTGAGGGCAGTGAGCTCGTGACCCCATTGAACGTGATCACGGGCGGGTTGGCGTCTCCAGCGGATACGGGTAGTCAGAATAGGCGCGCCATGAGTCCTGCTCCAGGTGTGAAGAGTACTGCTCGGTTGCGGTTTAAGAGCGATCCGTCTGAGCCTCATTCTGAGTTGTGTGTGCGCGTGTTGCGGAAGTTTTTTGAACGACAGTCGCGCGTTGTCCTGTCCCGATTGGGTGCGAAAGATCCGGAGTGGTGGGATGGTGAGCGGTGGGATAAAGAGCTTGCTGATGATTTGTACCGTGTGGCCGTGAGTGTGGCTCGTGAGATCGGTGAGAGCGTCGCTGGCAGTCTTGGCATGCCTGGTGACGCGTTCGACATGGATCGTGTTTATGCGTTTTTGAAGTCTGTGGCTGGTAGTAGGGCCGAAATGCTCAACCAGACCACGCTCAGCCAGCTGCAGGCCGCGTTGAACGATGAACTTGAAGAGGACGCGGTGAAGTCCACTGTGCAGGGTGTTTTCGACGAGGCTACCGGGAGTAGGGCTGACGAATCTGGCGTCACTTTGGCAACCACGCTGTCTACGCTCGCGTGCGTGGAGGCCGGGAAACAGCTCGGTGGCGGCAAGGCGACGAAAACGTGGATTGTGACGTCCGGTAATCCGCGTCCGTCTCACGCTGCGATGGACGGTGAAACCGTGCCAGTGAGCGAATCGTTCAGTAATGGGATGGCGTGGCCGGGCGACAAGATCGCTGACGTCGATGAGATTGCAAACTGCAGGTGCGAAGTGGAGATCAGTATCCCCTAACAACTGGGGGTTGAACCGATTTTTAGGGGGTTTTGTTGTGAGTATTCGCGTGAAAGTCGCTGACATCAGGGTGAAAGCCGGTGAGGACGACGGGCTCAGCGAAGGAGTGTTCGAAGCGTACGCATCAACATTCATTCGTGAGCCCGACGCTTACGGGGACATCGTGGCCCAGGGCGCGTTCGAAAACACGCTGAAAGAGTGGTCTGAGTCCGGGAACACTCTGCCTGTCTTGTATGGGCATCGTATGGACGATCCGGACTACAACATTGGTGGCGTCCTGGAAGCCGTGGAGGATGAGCACGGGCTGCGTGTTGTCGGACAGTTGGATGTTGACACGGCGAAAGGCGCTCAGGTGTACCGACTGCTCAAAGGCAGGCGCGTGAGCCAGATGAGCTTCGCCTACGACATCGTGGATTCCGGTCAGGTCACGCTGGACGATGGTCGCAAGGTTAACGAGCTGCGTGAATTGAAACTGTACGAGGTGTCGATCGTGCCGGTGGGCGCGAATCAGGACACCGAGATTCTTGCTGTCAAGGCCGCTACTGGGATTGTGGCTGACGGTGTGAAAGCTGGGAGAGTGTTGTCCCAGAAGAATATTGACTCCCTGCGTAAGGCGCAGGAAGCGATCGGCGCGGTGATTGCTGACGCCGAATCGAAAGACGATCAGGAGAAGGCCGACGGTCATAGCCAGGTCAACGACGAGCACCCACGGGTGAAGTCGGAGGAGCCTCGTGTCAATCCGTTCGCTGACGCCCTGGCGCTGGAAATGCAACTGCAAGAAGATTTTTAGGAGGACGATTATGTCTACCCTTGTTGAACAGCGCGAGGCCGCTCGTAGCGAAGCGGAAGCGCTGATTGAAAAGGCCAAGAACGGTGACTCCACCGTTTTGGATGAGGCGCGTGAAAAGGTTGAGCTCGTTAAGAGCCTGACCGAGCGTATTCGCGAGGCTGAGGTCGCTGAGGAAATGCTCGGAGCGATTAAAGATGCCCCCGTGACGGCTCCCCCGGCCGGTGAGACCGGTGTGCCAGAAGTGAAAGCTGGCGTGCGTGGCATGGGCAGCAGGTTCACTGAATCTGACGCGTACCGCGGGTTCATGAAGCAGCATCCGACTGGTGTTGACGGTGGCACGCCGATCAGCCTGAAGGCTGGTAACCTCGGTGGTCTTGGTGAGCTTGGTCTTGCTGTGAAGCAGGATCCGGTTCTGACTAGCGTGAGCGGTCAGGCTCGTGGTGACAGGCTCCCTGGCTACGTTTCTTCTCTGGTGGAAGACAAGCTGTCATTGCTTGATCTGATTACTCCTGGACGGACGAATTCCGCGTCCCTTGAGTATGCTCAGATCACTGGTGAGACCGACGGGGCTGCTGTGGTCGCTGAGGGCGCGGAAAAGCCGTTGTCCGATCTGAAGACCGAGCTGGCTGACGCTAAGGCGCACACGTACGCTGATGGTTTTGTTGCGACGAACCAGTTCCTTGCTGACGAGCCTGCGTTGGCGACTTTCCTGGATTCGCGCCTGCGTTTCCACCTGCGTCGCAAGATCGAAGACATGATCGTCAATGGCAAGGGGACAGCTCAGGAGCCTAAGGGCATTCTGAATACTACCGGTGTGCAGCAGGTGGCTTTCACTGAGGACGCGCTGACCACGCTGTCGGTCGCGATGGAGAAGCTGGAAGCCGTTGATGCTGACGTGCAGGCCGTCGTGATGAATCCTGCTGACGCGTGGGCGCTGCGGCGGTTGAAGGACAAGGACGGCCGGTTCCTGTCTGGTGGTCCGTTTGATTCTGGTGCGATTAGCCGCGTGTGGGGTGTCCCTCTGGTGACCTCCAACCGTGTTGCTAAGGGCACGAGTATTGCGGGTGATTTCCGTACTATCGCGCTGCTGGAGCGTGAAGGTATTAGCGTGATGATGTTCAATCAGCATGCTGATTTTGCTCGTTTCAATAAGGTTTATGTGCGTGCTGAGCTTCGTGCCATGCAGCTGATTTATGAGCCTCGTGCTCTGGCTGTTGTGAAGCTTTCGGGTGAGGCTGCGTAAACCTGTTTTAGTCTCCAGGACTGGCACTTCTCCTGTCGGGGGTTGTGGGTTCCTTTTCTGTTCCTTACCTCAACCTTTCTTTTCCGTGCCAGTCCTGGGGGTCCTCCTGATGGGCTCGGTCAAGAGATAGTGAACAGAACCAATACTTTTTCACAGTGGGGTGGTTTCTTGTGAGTCAGATGGTCGTGGTCAACGGGGTGCGGTACCGGATCGAAGACGCTCCCTGCGTGGAAGAAAAACAGGCCGAACCTGTGCCGAATAAGGCGCGTCGCGTGGCGAATAAAGGAGGTCGTGGTGGAAGAAAACGAGCTTCCGGACCTGTTGAGCGCTGAAGCGTTTGCTGCGAGTACTGGTAGGAGTGTCGACGCGTCGGATCCGTATGTGGAAGCGGTGGTGCGTGCTGCTGGTCAGGCTGTGCGCGCTTACTGTGGGTGGCATGTTGCTCCCAGCGCGCGCATGACACTCACCATTGACTACGACGGTGGAAATGTTGTGAATCTGCCGTCCTTGTCTGTGAGTGAGATACACGGTTTCGAGTGGTGCGGCAGGGAGCTCAGTGTGAGTGAGTTGGAGTGGTCGCGGTCTGGCCTGGTGCGACTGCCTGGCGCGTGCGCTCCATGCTATGGCGGGATCCGCGTTGATCTGACGCATGGTTTTAGTGACGCTGGTGGAGTGGTGCAGGTGGTGCAGCAGGTTGCTGCTAACGCGGCTGCGAGCCTGATGGGTGCTACGCGTGAGCAGGCTGGGCAGGTGAGCGTGTCGTGGTCACAGACCAGTCCTGGCGTTAGTGGTGGTGTGAGCCTGCTGGATCGTGACCTCGTGCTGCTGGCCCCATACCGATTGGTGGAGGCATAAGGTGTTTGTGAGTTTTGCGCGCGAAACAGTCGTGGTGGTGGAGCCTGTCATTGTTGAGCAGCGTGGTAAGAAAGTGCGTACCTACCCTGACACCGGCGTTGATGTGGCTGGGTGTAGCGTGCAGCCTGGCGTGTCAAGTGAGGATACAGCGCTCAGAGAGAACGTGACCATCAGGTGGACTGTTTTCATGCCACCAAACGTGCGGGTGAGCGCGTATTCGAAGGTGATTGTGCGCGGCCGCGCGTATCAGGTGGAAGGCGAGCCGCAAGAGTGGAGGTCGCCCACAGGCAGAGTGTCGCACGTGGCCGTGTACCTGGTTGATTGGAAAGGGTGAGCCTGTGAGCACGAAAATCCGTGTCGAGTTTTTGAGTGATGGTTTCCAGCAGGTGCTGAACCAGCCGGGCGTGAAAGAACTCCTTGATCGTGAGGCTCGCGGTATTGCCAGTCGTGCCGGTGATGGCTTCAAGGCTAGTAGTGGTCATGGTAATTATGGTGGTTCGCCTCGTCCTATAGCTGTCGTGGGGTCGTCGGATTATGAGGGTCGGCGCGCTGAAGCGGAAGATCAGGCACTGTCGAAAGCCTTGTGGGGGTGAGCCAGTGGTGTTTGGTGATTTTGAGTGGGGTTTCGCCAAGGCGCTGAGCGGTGTGCTGGGTGTGCCCGCCTACGCTGGAGTGCTGCCGTCTGACGCTGAAGAAGAATGCCTGCAGGTCATCACTACTGGTGGGACTGTGGAAAATCCTGGTATTGCGCGTCCGATGATGATGGTGCACGCCAGAGCTGGTAGCGAGGCTGGTGTGGTTGATTTGGCGAATCGTCTAGTTGGTGCGGTGCATCGTATTGATGTGGAGCAGTCATGCTCTCCGGATTGTGTGATTGTGGGTGCTGGCGTGGTGGGCTTGCCGTATTTGAGTCCGGATCCGTCTCATCCTGACTGGCAACGTGCGAGTCTCGGGGTTCGGCTGACTGTGAAAGCTGTCCGGGAAACTGTGTGAAGTGTCCGTCCCAACACTTTGTTGGGGCGGTTTTTGTTTGACCAAAACATTACGTGAAGGGAGATTTGGTCATGGCTGGAATTGATGCAACGAAGGTGCTCGTCGGTGCTCCCATGCAGGATGGGGCATCTGGTGCGATTGCGTGCGCTCCTGTAGGAACAACGCTGCCTGAGAGTGCGAAAACGAAACCGAGCGACAAGTTTCATAGCTCTGGGTACGTGTCCAGTGATGGTGTGACTGTCACGCCTGAACTGTCCACGAGTGATATTCAGGACTGGAATGGTGACACCGTGCGCACGATTTTGGAGTCCTTTACTGGGAGCGTTGAGTTTACGCTGATTCAGTATGACGCCGACGGCGCGAAAATGATTTTCGGTGAGGACCATGTGACCGTCACTCCTGCCACTAATCAGAATGGTGAGCAGATCAAGATTGCGATGGGTGCGCGCCTTCCGGAAGCCCGCGCGTGGGTTTTCTCCATGAAAGATGGTGACAATCTGATCCAGATTCACCTTCCGAACGCTCAGGTCACGCAGTGGAAGGAAATGACTTTCCAGAAGACCAGTCCGATCCCATTGGGCACGACTTTGAAGTGCTATCCGGATGACAAGGGGAATTCTATTTACCTGCTGACTGATGACGGCAAGGCCGCGGCGGCGGGTTCGGAAAGCCACTAACAGCATTTTTTAGGAGGAGAGAGTAATGGCAACAGAAAAATTCCACTACACGACCGAGCATGGGGAGATCGTGTGTCCGCGTTTCGTGCAGGTACCAGTAGGCGTGCTGCGTAAAGCGAGGCAGGAAGACAACGCTCTGGACCAGACGTTCTACCTGCTTGAGCACGTGCTGGATAAGAAGTCACTGGCCGTGTACGACCAGCTGCCAACAGGTGAGGCCGGGGAATTCATGACGGCGTGGCAGCAAGACGCAACACTGGGGGAATCTTCGGCGTCCTCGAACTCCTAGACAAGTACGAGGACGAAATCGAGTACGACCTTTTGAGTGTGGGTCTTGACCTGTATGAGATTGGTCAGGAGGGGGCGCGCACCACGTGGCGGCACGTGCTGGCTGTCACGCGGTGCCACCATCCTGGTACTGCGTTGGCGAGGGCGATAGATCCGGAGCGTGCCGCGTGGCAGGTCAACGTGGAACTCCTCGCCCAACTGCAGGACACGCTGAGCATGCTGGCATGGAATCTGGGTGGGCAGCACGGGGCGAAACCGAAACGGATCCCGCGCCCTGGAACTAAGGGCGAGACCACCACGTATGGCGGTGGTGAATCGTGGACACCTGAGTCGTTTGACTTGTGGCTGGATGAGATGACTGAGAATTAAAGAGGGTGGTCGGTGTGGCTGAAGCTGAGCGGATCAATCTGGCTAACGTGTATTTCACGCTGATACCGTCGATGAAAGATTCTCAGGCCACGATGGTCAAGGAGCTCGTGCCTGCTGCTGAAAAGGCCGGTGACGAGGCTGGTAGTAAAGCTGGTGGCAGGCTCAAAGGGTCTCTCGGTAAAGCATTGGCTGGTCTCGCTACTGTCGCTGGTGTGAAAAAGGCTTTCGACGGTCTGTACGCGATTGGTGAGACTTTTGACGATGTGACGGACACGATTCGTACTGGTACTGGTGCTCAGGGCAAGGCACTGGATGGCCTCGTTGACACGGCTAAAAACGTTGGCAAGCATGTGCCAGCCGAATTTGAGACCATTGGCAGCACTGTCGCTGATGTGAACACGCGCATGGGGCTGACTGGCCCAACTCTGGAGAAGGTCGCGTCCCAGTATTTGGAGGCTGGCCGTATCCTCGGTGAGGACGTAGACATTAACGCCACGTCCGCGGCTTTCAACGCGTTCAAGATCGAGGGCGAAGGCGTGTCCACGGCGATGGACACGCTTTTCCAGGTGTCTCAGGCTACGGGCGTGGGGATGAATGATCTGGCGAACCAGATCTCGTCGAACGCTCCCGCGGTGCAAGCCCTGGGGTTTAGTTTTCAGGATACTGCTGCGCTGATCGGGTCCCTGGACAAGGCCGGGTTGGACTCGTCGAAAATGATGGGCGGTATGAGCCGTGCGCTCGTCAACCTCGCTAAGGACGGTGAGCAACCCCAGGATGCTTTCAAGCGCGTGGTCGGTGAGATCGATAATTTCATTGCCACAGGTGATGAGGCTGCCGCTATCGACCTCGCATCCCAGATTTTTGGCACGCGTAACGCGTCGCAATTCGTGGGTGCTATCGAGGATGGCACTTTGGCGATGGATGACCTGATGGGCGCTACTGGTGCTACCAGCGACACGATTCTGGGTGTTGGCGAGGATACTGCTGATTTCGCTGAGAAGTGGCAGATCGTGAAGAATAACGCGATGCTCGCTTTGGAGCCGTTGGGGTCGGCTGTGTTTGACTCGCTGGGTGATGCGCTTGATGCCGTGCTCCCGTCCATGGAGTCGTTTGGGTCGTGGCTGAGTGAGCACACTGGTGTGATTGCGGTTTTTGCTGGTGTGATTGGTGCGACGCTCGTGAGTGCGATGGTCGTGTGGACAGCGACGATTTGGGCGAATACTGCCGCCCTACTCGCCAATCCGATCACGTGGATCGTGGTTGGTGTTGTTGCTCTGATTGCTGCGATTGTGGCTTTGGCCATGAATTGGGACAAGGTCACTGAGTGGGTGAGCGAGACGTGGGGCTCATTCATCGACTGGGTGAAGGGAGTGTGCGACTCTTTCGCCGAATGGTGGAACAACCTCTGGAGCAGCATTGGAGATTTCATCACCACGAAGTGGACCGAGTTCACTGGCTGGGTGTCGGGCCAGTTCGAACTGTTTAAGACCGGTTTGATGATTATTGGCCAGTCGATTAGCGACTGGTGGAACAACCTCTGGACGAGCATCGGAAACTTTTTCTCCAACGCGTGGGAAGGTATCAAGAATGCTGGCAGCACGGCTGCACAGTGGATCTACGACAACACTGTTGGGAAATTTAATAGCCTCAAGGATGCTGTGGCGCGCGCTTTCACGGGTATGCGTGATTCCATTAAGCGGATCTGGGATCAGGTGAAAGGCATCGCGGCCGCTCCCATCAATTTTGTGATTAACAGCGTGTACACGAATGGCATTAAGCATTTCGTGGAAACCGTGGCAGGGAAGGTCGGTTTCAAGGTCTCCTTGCCGTCGATCCGTCCGATCGCTTTCGCTGGTGGCGGCATTCTCCCAGGGTACGCTCCGGGACGCGACACGGTGCCAGCCATGCTGTCTCCTGGCGAGGCCGTTTTGACGCCTGAGGCGACGAGGTTCCTTGGAGCCGGGTTTATTTACGGGCTGAACAGGGCTTTGTCTGGTCGTCCTGCTGGTGGAGGGCAGCACTTTGCTGGCGGGGGTATTGTCGGCTGGTTCAAGGATAAGGCTGCCGGGGTGGCTGATTTTTTCAGTGATCCAGTTGGGAGTATTGCCGAGCTGGTGGCCAAGCCTGTGCGCGGCCTGATCAGCATGATTCCCGGCAATACCATGTGGTCTGATATGGGTCGTGGCGCTGCCAATAGTGTGCTGGATAAGGTCGTGGACTTTTTTACTCGGAAGAGTAAGGAGGAGTCAGGTGCGCATGGTTTGGTTGGTGCTGCCAGGCGCGCGTTGGGCGTGCCGTATGTGTGGGGTGGCGCGTCGATCCCTCCCGGACTTGACTGTTCTGGCCTCGTGTATTGGGCTGCGCGGCAGCTTGGACTTGGGTGGCCTCGTCTGACTGCCGCTGGGTATCAGTCCGCGTCTAGGTACGTATCTAATCCGCTGCCGGGTGACCTTATTTTTTGGGGTAATCCTGCTCACCATGTGGCAATTTATGAGGGTGCCGGGAGGATGATTCATGCGCCTCAGCCTGGGTCGAATGTGACTGAGACTGGTGTGTATGGGGCTCCGTCGTACGGCCGGTATGGTGGTGGCGCTGGCCGCGGATCAAGGTCCACGTACGGTGGCCTGATTGGTGGCGTGCTTGCTGGTGGTGGGAGTGCTGGTGATGTGCAGCGTCGGCTTCGTGCCAGGCAGTATGACAGTGGTGGGTGGCTCCAGCCTGGGCTGCAGCTTGTGTATAACGGCTTGTCGAGGCCGGAGGCTGTGTTTACTCCTGAGCAGATGGACCGGTTGGCGTCTCGCGGTGACACGTACAACACGTGGGTGGAGATGCGTGCTGATGATTTGCGGCAGTTTGCGGATATGAGCGACTTTTTTGATCGTGGTTTACGGCCTGCGATTCGTGATGCGATTGGGGTGGCATAAGTGGCTGTTGTGTGGGGTGGTACGTCTGGTTATTTGCAGCTTGGTATTGACGTGTTGGCGTATCCAGGCAGGGTGCGGCCTGATACTCAGTCGGTGCGCCTGGTAGTGGTGTATTACATCAGGGCGGCTGGCTACGGGCACAATTTCACTGACACGCTGCGCATGGGCGGTCGTATCACCGGGTCACAGGGGTATTCGTTTTCGTCCCCTATTGATGGGTGGACGCAAAAGGAGATCGCGCGCCGTGAGGTGACGATCCCGACGACGACGAGCCAGCAGACTGTGACGTTCAGCGCGTCGACGGGCCCGGTGTGGAATGGCGGCACGCCGAGTGTGTCAAGGTCTTTCACGGTGGGCGCTCGCGGGTATGAGCCACCGAGGTCTCCTAAGAGCCCTGGCGCGGTGTGGCAGCGTGACGGGCTGACGCGCGTGTCGTGGAAGCCTGATTATACGGGTCGGGATGGCTTGTATCCGTGGGATGGTGTGCGTGTCACGCGGTACAAGGGGTCTGTTGGCCGGTGGGAGACGGTGGCCAGTCTGAACTGGTCGGTCACGTCGTGGGATGACACTAACGCGCCGACGGGTGAGCATACCGAGTACACGCTGTATGCGTTTAATAGTGCGGGGACGAGTGGTCCTGCGTGGTGCGGGACTGTGAACACTCGCCCGTTGCCACCGTCGGGTGTGCGGGCGGTGAAGACCGGCAGTGATATTACGGTGTCGTGGAGCGCGGCGGATCGTCCTGGTTATTACACGGGTTTTGCTATCTACGATAACGGCTCGAAGGTCGGTGACGCGTCGGGTGATGCGCGTGAGTGGACGCACGTGAACCCGTCTGCGACTGGCGCTCACGTGTACACGGTGACTGCATGGACTGCGAATAATGCGCGCAACACGGTGAGCGCGGGGCTGAAACTTGAGAGCGAGCGGTCAGCAGCGTCCAATACTGTGGCTATCTTGGCGAGGCCGTACGCGCCACAGGATTTGTCCCCGTCTGGGGTGACTGTCGCGCTGGAAGACCTGACGGCGCGATTGTCGTGGCGTCATAATCCTGCCGACGCTAGTACGCAGTCCTACTATCAGGTGCGGTACCGGTGGAGGGATGGGTCGTGGAATACCACGAGCATTACGAAGAGCACTGCCCAGCAGTACAGGCTGCCGCTGAGCGGTGTGGGCCGTGTGGAGTGGCAGGTCAGGTCGTGGGGCTCGTACAAGCCGGGCGTGGAAGACGGCGCGTCCCCGTGGAGCGCGGTCAGCGGGTTCACGGTGGAGAACCGGCCTGCTGTGAATGTCACCGCTCCCAGCGCGGGCGAATACGACCGGTCCAGGCTCACCGTGGAGTGGTCGTATTTGCAGGAGCAGGGCTCCGGGCAGGCTGGCGCGAAAATCACCGTGACTGACACGGCTGACGGGAGCGTGTTGGATTCTGGCGTGGTGCAGGGCGCTGTGTCGCGCTACGCTGTGCGTCGCACCGTGCAGGACGAGCACGAGTACCGGATTACGGTGCAGGTGCGATCGGAATCAGGCTTGTGGTCTGACACTGCGGCTGTGACTGTGCAGGTGAAATACGCTCAGCCGCCCAAGCCTGTCGTGTCCACGTCGTGGGATGAGGCGTCGGGGATGATGAGCGTGCAGATTATGAACCCGGCGGGCGAGCCCGAGACGGTATCGAACACGGTCGAGCGCAGCGTGGATGGCGGGAGCACGTGGGAGCTGGTGGCTGACGGGCTGCCGGTGCAGGCCACTGTGACTGACAGTGAGGCTTTGAGCACTGGCACCACGAAATACCGTGTGACGGCGACCAGCGCGCTGCCATCCTCCAGCACTGTGATTGTGGATGCTGAGGCGGACAGCGGGGCGATGTGGATTGGTGCGGGTGCGGGCTACGCGGATGCGATCCGCCTGCCGTACAACCCGGAAGTCAGTTTCACGCCGAGTATGCCGGGGCGGGAGACGTACCGGTTTGCGGGGCGTGTGATGCGCGTGATGGTGGATGGCACCGGCGTGGACCGTTCGTGGCAGCTTGCGGCGCGCCTGATCCCCGATGATGACACTAACTGCACGCCTCGTGACGTGGACAGGGTCGCATTGACGCCGGGCCCGGTGTGCTACCGGAATCCTGACGGCGTGCGCATCTACGCGGCAATGGGGTCACCGACTTTGAAGCGCGGGACGGGTAGCGTGTGCTGGGACATCTCGTGTGAGCTGGTGGAGGTCGAACAATGATGGGCGCGTGGACCACTCACCGGCAAGCCAGCATTCACGCTGAACTTTTGACGCGGCGTGACCGGCTGGTCGGCACGCTGGACGGCGTGACGGGTGGCAATGTCGAGTTTACGAGTACGACGAGGCTACGCGGGTCAGGGCAGCTCCAATTGAGGGATACGGGGCAGAAAATAGACTGGCTGAGTGACCGGGTGCACCTGTCCTACCAGCTGGCTACCGGTGAGACATTGCCGCTGGGCGTGTGGCTCCTGTCCGCTCCCACGGTGAGCGTGTCGGGTAGCGGCAGGTCGTGGAACGTCGATTTATTGTCCAAGCTGACCGTGCTGGACGAGGACTGCGTAGACAGGCCATACAGTCTGCGTGCTGGGTCGCTGGTGACCGACGCTGTGCAGCAGCTCATCACCGGCGCGGGCGAGGACAGGGTGACCATTACTCATAGTGTGGAGCGGACGACGGGCATGATGGTGTGGGACGCCGGAACACCAGTCCTGACGATCATCAATGACCTGCTCGATTCGATTAATTACTGGAGCTTGTGGGTTGATGGTGAGGGCGTGTACAGGGTGGAGCCGTACGTGAAACCCGCACAGAGGCCCGTCGCGTGGACGTTCAGTGAGGGCAGCGCGAGTATTCACCTGCCGTCGTGGAGCAGGGACCAGGATTTGACAGGCGTGCCTAATCGTGTGGTGATGGTGGGTCAGGCTGAGGGCGACAAGCCAGCTCGCACAGCTACAGCCACGAACACCAACCCCGACAGCCCGTTCAGCTACGCTCGCAGGGGCCGGTGGGTCACCTACGTGGAAACCGGGGTGGAAGCTGCCACGCAGCAGGTCTTGGATGATTTGGCGAACCGCCGCCTCATCGACCGTTCCACGCCGTCAGCGTCGATCGAGTTTCAGCATTTGCCAGTCCCAATAGAACCAAACAGCGCGGTTGAATTTGCGTCCCAGGGCGTGAGAGCGCGGGCAGTCGTCCAGAAATGGGGCATGAGCTTGGAGCCAACAGCGCTGGCGAAGACCACAATACGGGAGGTGGTTGACCTGTGATCGGCTTGGATTATTTGGTATCGACGATCGCGCGCCTGAGTGCGCGTGTGGACCTCACGCCAAGCTTCCAGTGGGCGACAGTCACAGCCACTAACCCGCTGCAAGTACGCCTGGACGGCATGACGGAGCCGTTGGCCGGGGCTGTGGACGCGCTGGTCATGCCGCCAGCCGGTAGGCGTGTGATGGTGATGGTGTGGAATCGGCGGGCGATCATCATGGGCGCGCTGCGTGGTCCTGACCTGCCGGAGATCCCGAAAATGCCTGACGAGATTGTGAGTACGGATTGGCGGCCGCTCACCGTGTCATCAGGGTGGAGCGCTGTGTCGGGGCACACGCCGCGCTACCGCAGGTGGGGTGATCTCGTCATCATCAGCGGAGCCGTCGAACGGCGTGTCGGTGGGTATTTGAGCAGCCTCGTGACCCTGCCGGACGCCGCATTACGCCCGGTGGGCACGCAGTTTATCGGCAGTAGTGTCACGAGCCGTGGGCAGGCGTCCGAGCTGTATATGAGCAGTAGTGGTGTAGTCGGAGTGCAAGGATTCACTGCAATTGACAGCAGTCCCGGGATGTTCGTGCCCCTGTCGTGCGTGTACATGCCAATGAAGAAAGAAGATTAGCTGATGGCTGATTTGACGCTGGAAAAAGTGAGCGAGGAAGTCCTCGCCGGGCTGAAAGAGTCCGTGCGCGTGGAAGAAGAGCGGCGCGCGCTGATCTGCCGGTCTGAGCGTGAGGCCGCGCGCCTCGCAGTGGAATACGTGCAGGCCGGGGGCATTTTCGACGCTTTGATTGCTTCGATGTGCGACGCGGTGGAAACCGCTGCCGTGGAGCGGCAGGAACGCGAAGCCAGAGAACAACTCATCCTCGCGAACATCCCATAAGACGCACACACACTAAGCCCGGACGCGCCCTGCTCCGGGCTTTCATTATGCCCAAAAGAGAGGGGAAACCGGTGCAGCCAGACGAAAAAGAGTACGACGCGCTGATGGAGCACGGTGACACAGCCAATCAGACGCCTGATGACACGGCTGAGATCGTGGAGGTGGAATATGGCCACGGGGAATGACCTACTACGTGTAGCCAGTAAATACGTTGGCTACAACCGTTTTGATGACCCGCTGACTGGCACGATTTTCGGCAGGGCATACGCTGAGCGGCACGGCGCAGCGTTCGCAGCTAGCGGCGTCCCGTACTGTGACATGTACGTAACTAAGTGCCTACGCGAAATTGGCATCACTAATTTTGATAGCGCGTATGTGCCGGGCAGGATCGCTACCGCCAGGGCGCGCGGGTGGCTCGTCAGGCGTGAGGACGCGCGCGAGGGTGACCTCGTGTGCTTCGACTGGGACGATGACGGAATCGCTGACCACATCGGCATCGTGGAGATCAAGTATGCGTGGTCGTACCAGACCATCGAGGGCAACACGTCGAGTGGCGCGTATGGTAGCCAGTCGAACGGTGGCGGCGTATATCGCAGGGTGCGTTCGTTTGACACGGTGATTGCTGTTATCCGGCCCCCGTACACGGGTGCGTCTCGCCCGGTTGTTCCGGCTGGGACTTTGGCTGTGGACGGCTGGTGGGGAGAATCCACTACGCGCGCGTTGCAGCGTATCAATGGCACACCACAAGACGGGCAGGTTAGCTCGCAGTACAGGCCGAACCGTGAGTACTTCCCGGCAGCAGGTAGCGGCTGGGAATGGACCGGTGAAAACGCGCAAGGCTCACAACTGATCGTGAAGTTGCAGCGCGCGTTCCACGTGGACGCTGACGGTATCGCCGGGCCTGAGTTTGTGCGCGGTATGCAACGCTACTACCGCGTGAGCGTGGACGGCTACATGGGGCACGCGACCGTCAGAGCCTTGCAGCACGCTATCAACAGGCAGCTAGGGAGGAAATAATGCTTGGACTAAACATTGACCCACTTATCACGTGCGGGCTGATTGGCTTCGTGTGGCCGCTCGTACAGGCCGCGTTCGACAAGCCCTACTGGACGGCTGGTAAACGCCGGGTGATTGTTCTTGCAGCCGGTGTTCTGCTGGGCGTTGTCGTGTGGTTTGCAGGAGCTTACCCCGCGTCGTGGAGACTGTTCTGCACGCAAGCTGGTGTCGTGATCGGCGCGGCTAGTGCAGCGTTCACGGTGCTCAAACAGTTAGGGGTGATTGATTGGGTTGGCAAAGTTACGCCGGGCGGTGAACCTTATGAGCCTCGGCATAAGGCTGAAGGTGATTAGCGTATGGAGTCTGGTGTTCCTCATACTGTGATTGAGTTGGTGACTACGCCGGAGGTTATTCAGATTGCGGGCGTGCTTATTCTGACGGTGCTTGCTTTGTTCGTGTGGCTTGCGCGGTGGGGTATTAAGAGTATCCGGCACCGTATTCAGTCGCTTGAGGCGGTTATGAAAACTACTGAGAATACTGCGCGTGTGGCGGCGGATAGTGCGTCTGCCGCTCACGAGCAGGTGGCTAATAATCATTCGGTGAATTTGCGTGATGATATTGACGAGTTGAAGTCTGAGATTGGTGAAACTCGTTCTTCGATTGAAGTCATTATGGAGTTGCTTGCTCAAACAGGTGAGAGTCAGAAGGCGTTGTCTGATGAGCTTGACGAGATGAGGCATGAGCAGCATGATCGCGCTAATAATCAGGCGAGCCAGTTGAACCTGTTGTGGAAAGACGTGAGTGCGGCTGAGGATAAGGCGACGCAGGAGAGGAATGTTCTGCATAGGCGGGTGAGTGATACGAAGGAGGAGCAGCGCCGCAATTTTGATAAGTTGTCGTCGAAGATCGGCATGTTGGAGTCGAGTATGCACCGTTTGCACCCGGATGCGGAGTGAGTGTATGCTGGTGGTGAAGTTAAGGCTGACATGACCTTAATTTCCCTTTCAAAATGTGTTCCCCCGTCCTGTGCCCTTTGTGGTGTGGGGCGGGGGGCTTTTTTGTGTTGGACGGGTGTACGCGCGCCACCACTTTGAGACTGATTATTGTTATCATGAGGGTGTGAGTTCAACCGTCCTGAACGCTGACGAAAACTTTGTCGTGAGAGTGCTTGAATCCTGTGGTGACGTGGCCGTTGTGGGCGACGTGGGGTTTGAGCTGTGGGCGGCGTTTATGCGTGCTGTCACCCTGTTCGCTGGTAAGGCGCGTATCCCCGTAGGGGAGTGCTTGGGGTGCGCGTGGCTATGGGCGCGCACTCACCCTAAGCAGGTGGCTACCGCGTGGAATCACGGTCAAGCCGGGGGAGTGGTCCTTCGAGTGCGCGGGCGGCTAGGAGAGTGTTTCACGGACTATAAGCACCATGAGCGGGAAGTGTGCGTTGACTGGTTGGGGGGCTGGTGAGCGGTTACTCGTGGCGGGAGCTTGTTGAATTGTTGCGCGCGTCGTTTTTTGAGTCTCATGCGTGGGGGTGGCGTTTGAACGATGGGCACGCTCCTGATGGGGACATGCCGCGCGCTGAGTGTAGCCCTTACGCGCAGTCAACCTTGTGGGCGTGCGTGGTGGACGCGCGCCGCGCGTTCGACGTGTTGAACACGCTTGAGAAACGACGCTTATTTAAGCATGTCGTGTTGGGGTTGAGCCAGGTTGAGATTGCTGCCGGTGAGGGTGTCACTCAAGGCGCGGTGTGGCAGACGCTTCGGGGTTGTGAGCGGAAAATGCTTGAGTTCCTGAACGGTGATGAGGGTGAGTAGGTCTTTGTGCGGGTGCGCGCGTTTTGGGCTGGGGCGCGCGTGCCTGTGTGCGTCAGCGGGGGGTGTGGCTTAGTCCTGCGTTTCTTGGGGGCGGCGGTTCTTTCGTGTTTCTTACGCCGCTTGTGGGGCTGGGGTGCGCGTCCCGGCGTGGGTGGTGCCGTGGGCTGGGTTTCGTGGTTGGCCCGGTTCGCGGCACTATCCTTGTGCGCGTACTTGTTCGGCTTCGCGCTTGCCCTTGTCGGTGAGCGTGTATTGTTTTTCTCTGCCGTTCATGCCGCGCTGTTGGTGTTTTCGAGTTGGTTGAGTAGTTGCTGCCCGTAGGCGCTGATTACCGGCTTAGCGGTTTGCACTGTGGCTTCCCAGTCCGTGTAGGTAACGACGTTCATTTCGCTTGCGGGTGGTGGCGTGGGCGCGTTCAGCGTGTAGCACTGTTTGATGAGCGTGTCGCACATCATTGTTCGGCTGATTGTTTGCCCTCTGCCGAGTCTGCGTAGGGCTTTGCGCTGGCTGTTGGTCAGTTTCATTGGGGTGTCCTTGGCGTGTGGTTATGCTTCTACGTCGCGGGGTTGGAATCCTAGAGTGTTATCTTCTGGTTGGCGTTCTGTGGCGGCGTAGTTGCCGTCGATGATGGTGGGCGGCTCAACCGCCGTGTTGTTGTCTGGCGTTTTGTCGCGCGCAATGTTGATGGTGAGTCCGATTTTTATACGCATACTGCTACTGGCTTTCGTTGGTGCGGCACTTAGGGGCGGGGGAGTGGCTTGTAGCCTGTGTTCCCCCGCCCAGCGTGTTAGTGGCGCTGTTTAGAATGGTGGGTCGTCCGGGAACGCGGGCTGTGACTGTTGTGCCCAGGGGTCGCCGCTGGTGCCGCCCGCTGGCGCGTTGCGCGTGGCTTGCGCTCGCGGTTGCTGCGCTGGTTGCGCACTGCCGGTTGGCGCTTTCGTGACTTGTGCGCGCGCGTAGCGTAGTGAGGGGCCAACCTCGTCAACCTGCACTTCGAGGTCCGTGTACGTCTTACCGTCACGGCCTTCTGACTTTCTAAGCGAGACGCGGCCTTGGGCGATTACTCTCATGCCTTTGCGTAGTGTTTCTGCCGCGTTTTCTGCCGCTTCTTTCCACACGCTGCACCTGTAGTAGGTGGTGTCGCCGTCCTCCCACTGCTGGGTTTGCTTGTTGTAGTTGCGTGGTGTGACGGCCACGTCGAAGTTTGCGACTGCTGTGCCGGATTGTGTGAATCGTAGTTCGGGGTCTTTGGTGAGGTTCCCTGTGATGGTGATGACTGGTTCTCCACTCATTTGTTGTTCTCCTTTGTTTCAATGATTTTCGTGGGGTGGATAGATTCGCGTTCTACCCGGTTCAAGTAGTCGTTGTACCATTCGATGTAGTCGCGTATGGCTTGCGCGTTTGGTTCGC